CTTAAAGCAACATTCCAACAGTTTGTTGATCAAAAGAATATCCCTAATCTTATTCTAGCAGGTTCGGCAGGTGTTGGTAAAACAACTGTTGCTCGTGCTATGCTTGAGCAGTTGGGTTGTGATTATATTGTAATTAATGGATCTATGAATGGTAATATCGACACCCTCCGAAACGAAATCCTCAACTTTGCCTCAAGTGTTAGTTTGTCTGGAGGCAGAAAATACGTCATCCTCGATGAGGCAGACTACCTCAACGCCAACTCAACGCAACCTGCGCTCCGTAACTTTATGGAAGAGTTCTCCCGAAACTGTGGTTTCATTCTCACTTGTAACTTCAAGAACCGTATTATCGAGCCGCTACACTCGAGGTGTTCGGTAATTGATTTTAAAATTAGCAAGAAGGCTATGGCTAAACTTGCTACACAGTTCTTTAAGCGTGTGACATTTATTCTTGAGAATGAAGGCATTGAGTTTGATAAGGCTGTTGTTGCTGAAGTAATCAATAAGCACTTTCCGGATTGGCGTCGAGTTCTTAATGAGCTTCAGCGTTATTCAGCAACTGGTAAGATTGATTCTGGTATTCTTGCGAATATGACAGAGGCTTCAATCAAGGATCTTATCAAACTAATGAAGGATAAGAATTTTCTAGAAGTTCGTAAGTGGGTAAAGAATAACCTAGATACTGACGTCAATTATCTTTATAATCAGTTCTATGATATTTCTGCAGAAGCAATGACTCCAATAAATGCTGCTCAGCTTGTATTGATTCTAGCACAGTATCAATATCAAAATGCATTCTCTGCTAATCCGGAAATCAATTTCATGGCTTTCCTTGTCGAAGTTATGAAAGAGTGCGAGTTTAATTGATGGCTAAAGCTAAATTCCTAAACGTATTACTAGAGGAAAGAGATCCAGAGAAAGAGGCAGTTGGTTTCTTTGGTAATTGGGCAAAGCATTCAATTGAACAAAAGCAAAAGGAGAGGTATGACTGGCGTTATGAGAATAGCATCACTAAGGGTAAGAAGCAAATAATTGATGGTGACTATTCTCAGTGGCGAACTAATAACGTCATTGCAGGATATAGAGGTTTAACTAAGATTGTCAATGAGGTTAATATTCGCTATGGTATAACAGATCAAATGCATTACGATTATCTTTATGGTTCTGTTAGAAAGCAGAGTTATGAAAGAGCAAAAGCAGAAACTGATAAAGAAAAGAAGGATCGTAAGAAGCAAGAAGAACTCATAAACCTAATTTCAAACTATTATAAATATAATAATGTTCGCACCAAAGAAGTGTTAAAGATTCTTACGGCAGAACAGATTGAAATTATAAGAAATAAAAATAATAAAGGTGGAGTAAAATGAATGAACTTTTGGATTCTCTAGTTGAGGTGAAAATCGCCGAAGAAGAAGACTTTCTTAAAATTAAAGAAACACTTACACGTATCGGTGTCGCTTCTCGTAAAGAAAGAAAACTATATCAGTCTTGTCATATTTTCCATAAGCAAGGCAAGTATTATATTGTTCACTTTAAGGAAATGTTTACTATTGACGGTAAGCCTTCTAATTTCTCAGAAGAAGATAAAGGTCGTCGTAATAAAATAATTCAATTACTTCAGGAATGGAATCTACTAAAAGTAGTAGAACCAGAAAAGATTGCTGATCCATTAGCATCGATGAGTCAAATTAAAATCATCAATCATAAAGAAAAAGATGAATGGACATTAGAAGCTAAATATAATATGGGTCGTAAGAAAAAATAATTGAAGGGATATATTATGTGGCCATTTAAAATTGAGAAAAGACCAAATACTCCGGCAGAAGAAAAGTTAGAAATTATTAAAAACATTTTGTTTCCTCAACCTAAGTTGATGGAAGATATGGATGAAGGTGGGCAGTTCCATAAATGGCAAGTTGATTATTCTGCTGATATGAATTTGAACGCAGCATTGATCGATCTTCAAGAAGGTCATAATGACAAAGCTGTTCATAATACTATTATAGATATTGAAGATCGCCTTATTAGGGTTAGAGATGTTCTTGAAGAACATATGCAGATAAGTAAAGAAGCTGAGTATATAGTTGTTGAGAACTTGAAGGAAGAGGTCGATGAATGACGATAAACTGTATATCAAGTATTCAAAGATATTACCAATAGTATTAGAAGCAGTTATAGATTCTAGATTTAAGTATTTGAAAGAATTAGAATACGAAAATCATAGTCATGCAAGGCAAATACTAGAACAAGAGTATAAACCTGCAGTAGAAAAGCTCGAACAGATACTAGAAATTATCGCTTGACTTTTTTCTTCGAATAGGGTATTATCAGCATAGATAGGAGAAATCTATGTCTATGCGTATCCTTCCAGCCTATTATACGACGACTGTTAGTAAACGTAAGCAGAGCCGTAAGAGTAAGGCTAAGTCTAAGCTAGTCTCTGATCATGATAGATGGTTGTTATCAAAGGGTCTTCACCCGGATCAAATAAAATCTAAAAAAGACAAAAAATCGCTTGACTTATCGTTCCGGAAAGGGTATAATGAGTCTATGATGGTTGATCGTTCTACTCGCCATTACGACGACAAGGCGCTAGTAGCTGGTGATTGTTCGAAGCGAGATATTATGACTAACCTTCACAAAGAACCAGAGCACGTTCAGAAGGAGATCCTGAAGAAAGCGAGTCTGGTTATGCCGCTATATAACAAAGGCGGATTACAATATGCTGGTCCCGATGTCGATTTGACGACAGTAGGAACCAAATCTAGAAGAGGATGATATGGCTACGGTTAAGCTAAGTGACACATTTATGAATGTTTCGGATAGCGTTACAGTCAACCGTTACGAGAACGGTTGGATGGTCGAGGTTAGTGGTAACGATCAAGAAGATAGCTGGCAGAACAAAAAGTTTATCTTCGCTGATCTAAAAAATGTCTTTACTTTCCTCGAAGAATATAGTAAGATTAAGTTAAATTGAGACAGGGAGTTACGGATATGGACATGGTTCAAGTTCAGCTTCAGGATGAATCTGGTAATTGGCGTACGTATTCGTATACGCAGAATATCCCGTTATTGTATCGGGATAATATGCGACAGTTGCAGTGGCAGTTCCCTAATGCCCGTATTCGCACTGTCGATTCGAACGGTCGAGTAATCGACATCTTTTAAAATGGAGAAGTATATAATGGTTGCTAGCATTAGTAAGGTTGAGAAGGTATTTGAGGCTCTCGTTGGTCGTGGCGAGGAACTAACTGCTTCGCAGATTAAGACTCGCTACGGTGTTGCTAATCCGCATGACGCTGTTTATCAGATCCGTCAGATGGGTTATGCAATCTATCTAAACGAGCGCAAGAATTCAAAGGGCGAAACTGTTGCACGTTATCGTGCCGGTAAACCAAGCCGCAAGCTAATTGCTGCAGGTTATCGAGCACTGGCCGCTGGTCTATAAAAATCTTGAGACAACTTCGGTTGTCTCTTGATAAGTGCATTGAGTGTTCTTATCAAGAGACAATTATTGCGACGAGGATTTGGTTATGTTTTCTTTTTTTCACAGAACTCCTAGAATTCACATAGATTGTTTCACAAAACAATCTATGGTATTTGAGAACACACCTGTTGTCAAGTCTTCAAAAACTTTACCAGATTGGTGGAAGCAATTACCAAGATCAAAAATAGATTTTGTTGAAACACCTGATCAATTGTATGTACCTAATCATAAAACAATCTCTAATATGAGAAACTGTTATGGGTTTCTTGAGTTTTATAAAAAAGGATTAGTAATAGAAAATTGGACAGATCTGGCTATAAAAATAACAAAAGACAATTATAAATATTATTGCACCACAGGTGAACGCCCAGCAGAACATAATAGAGAACAATATGGTAAAGGTTTTAAAAATTACCATCATATTAAATTGGCTAGTCCTTGGCATTTTAAAGAAAAAACTGGTGTTCAATTTTTATTTGTAGAATCTTCTTGGTCTTTAGAAGATTATGATTTTAAAATAGTACCAGGAGTGGTAAATTTTACATGGAATACAGGAACAAATATAAATATAATGCTTCCTAAAAAAGATGCAGAATATGTAATACCAGTAGGATTGCCTTTGATGCATATTATTCCATTAAGCGATAAAACATTAGAACATAAAAATCATCTTGTTACTTCTGATGAATTAGATAAGATAATTAGTCATTCGCAAAGTTCTTTGTTTGGTTGGAGGAAAATGGTTTCTCTTAAAAAAAGAAACGAAGAACGAAAATCTGAATGCCCTTTTGGATCATGAGTAATGATCTCTAACTAAAAGGGCGGTCCTAGTGGCCGCCTTTTTTATGGGAGTGTGTGTCCGGAATTGGTTACGGCAAGGTCTGCAAAACCTTTTTATGTGGGTTCGAGTCCCATCACTCCCTCCAATAACACTTAGATAGGTACAGGCTCGTGCGAGCAAGGCGCCAGTAAATACTGATGCTCAAACCTTGTATCTTTATCCGTGGGCTCTGGTTGCAACCATCTCCGTCCGAGATATAGTAAACCTGTATCTTTCTAAGTGTTATGCTTCCTTAGCTCAAAGGTAGAGCACTCGACTGATAATCGAGAGACGTTGGATCGATACCATCAGGAAGCACCAGTTTATGGACCGATAGCTCAGTTGGTAGAGCAGGGGACTCTTAATCCCTTTGTCGTGGGTTCGAATCCCTCTCGGTCTACCATTCAGAAAGAGGTTGACTTTGTCACTCTTTCAGGGTATATTAAGTGTGTAAGTTACGGGGCGGTCTTCTAATTGGCCTAGGAAAACAGACTTTCAATCTGTGCAATGTGGGTTCGAGTCCCATCCGCCCTACCAGTATAATGGATCCTTAGCTCAATAGGTAGAGCAAGAGACTTTTAATCTCAAGGTTCAGGGTTCGAGTCCCTGAGGATCCTCCAAGTTTTGGCCCTGTAGCTCAATCGGGAGAGCGCCAGCCTGTCACGTTGGAGGTAGTCGGATCGAAACCGATCAGGGTCGCCATTCAAGGAGAAACAAATGAAGTCTCCAGCATATAGAGTTGGTCAGGCAAACCTAAAAGGTAAGAAGACCAAAAGACTACGTTGTGGATGTTGCACAGCATTCAACTTTCTTGACAAGGAACGAGACATTCGTCACAAGAAAGAGATCCGTAATGCTTTTAAATGTATTGAAGAGTAATGGTCCCATAGTGTAATGGTTAGCACACGATCCTTATAAGGTCGCATCGGCAGATTACCGAGTAGTGTAGGTTCGAATCCTACTGGGACTACCAATTGGAGAGTTGGCCGAGTTGGTCTAAGGCACTTCACTGCTAACGAAGCGTGGGCGAAAGTCTACCGAGAGTTCGAATCTCTCACTCTCCGCCAAAAAAAGTTGTTGAATTGTTCGTTAAATTATGGTAATATTACTAAATAGAATACTTGATAATACGCCAACACACTAGACTGCGGTTCGAAACGTGGACAGTAATGTGTTGTAAAGTAGCAAAGGTGAACGGGTCGGACGTTAATAAACTGGCGTAAGCGATGGGATCCAGGTTCCGGTAAAACTCCGATCATTATGTTAGTGTGTTGGCGTATTATCATTTTGGGCCAGTAGCTCAGTTGGGAGAGCATCTGATTTGCATTCAGAGGGTCGGGAGTTCGATTCTTCTCTGGTCCACCAAAATTGGAGGATGGCGTCGCTGGGCGACACACTGTCTTGAAAACAGCGCCACTGAAAAGTTGATGGTTCGATTCCTTCATCCTCCGCCAATATGGGTGTAGCTTAGTCTGGTCTAAAGCAGTGGTCTCCAAAACCATGATCGTGGGTTCAAATCCTACCTCCCATGCCATTTCGCTGATAGGTCGGCAAGATGTCGAGGCGCTCTCATAAGGCGTTTCAGGTTGGTTTGATTCCAACTATCAGCACCAAGAGTTTTGCGGGCGGGAGGTATAGTATCTCGCTGGTCTCATAAACCAGTAGAAGTTGGTGCAATTCCAACGCTTCGCATCCAATATATTCGGGGTGTAGCGCAGTCTGGTTAGCGTGGCTGGTTTGGAACCAGTAGGTCGCAGGTTCGAATCCTGCTACCCCGACCATTATGGACGATTAGCTCAGTTGGGAGAGCAACGCTTTTACACAGCGAAGGTCGGCAGTTCGAACCTGTCATCGTCTACCATTTATGCCCCATTAGCCCAATTGGCAGAGGCGTTGGTCTTAGGAACCAAAGGTTGGGAGTTCGAATCTCTCCTGGGGCACCATTATTGGTCAGTGACGTAATAGTAACCGTGGCGTAACAGCTGTCGTCGCATACTAGTTGAAACGATGACGTGTAGGTGCAACTCCTACCTGACCAACCATATAATGCTTCGCTGGTGTAGGTGATCCGCACGTCTGTCTGAAGAACAGAAGGACTTTGTTTGATTCAAAGGTGAAGCACCATATAATGCCCTTGTAGCCCAATCGGCAGAGGCAGTTGACTCAAAATCAACAAAGTGTCAGTTCGAATCTGACCAAGGGCACCAATATGCTTCTGTAGCTCAACAGGATAGAGCATCGGTCTACGGAACCGAGGGTTGGGAGTTCAAATCTCTCCGGGAGCTCCATTAATGCCGAGGACGCCTGAGTGGACGGGCACCTGACTGTAAATCAGACGCTTATAGCACGGTAGGTTCGAACCCTACTCTCGGCACCAAATTTATTCGGGGATAGTTTAATGGTAAAACTACGGGTTTTGGCTCCGTCGTTCTTGGTTCGAGTCCAGGTCCCCGATCCATATGCTGGGGTAGTGTAATGGAAGCACCCGAGTTTGTGGAGCTCGGAGCCTAGGATCGATACCTAGTCCCAGTACCATTTAATGCTGTCGTAGCTCAGTTGGTAGAGCAGTTGATTAGTAATCATCAGGTCGGGAGTTCGACTCTCTCCGACAGCACCATAAATAACTTGACTTTTGGTAGGTTTAGGGTAGAATATAAATACGATGAATGATATGAACTTCCCCAACTACTATGTATGTAAAGAATGTTCGAGAGTGACTCGTAGTTATCCTATTGGATGCGATCGAGTTATGTGTCAAGTAAAGAAAGATATTATCAACGATATATGTTGGAGTATTATCTTTTTTGTCTTGACTATCGGTGGATTTATATTCTTATATTGGAATGTGGCGCAGCGGTAGCGCAGGTGACTGTTAATCACTTGGTCGCAGGTTCGAATCCTGCCATTCCAGCCAGAATTAGGTTGGTCGCTATAAATAGACTCGTGCGGATCTAAGGTTAGTCCGCTCCTTTATGGAGATCGAAATGAAAAAGTTCGCTGTTGCATTACTGTTAGTTCTTGGTATTACTACTGCTTCTCAGCCAGCCAATGCATGGGGTTATGGCTATGGTGGTTACGGATACGGTTATGGCGCAGCGTATGGTGCCATGGCTGGTGCTGCTATTCTTGGTGGTGTAATTGGTGGAGCAATTGCTTCGCAGGGTTATGGTTACGGTGGTTACGGATATCCTTATGGTGGTGGTTATTACGCACCATATGCTCCTCCGGCTTACTACTACAATCGTCCTCGTTATTATTACTACGGATACTAAGATGAAAAAGTTAGCATTAGCGTTGGCTCTTGTTTTTGCAACTCCTGCTTTTGCTGGCAATTATAACATTGATTATTGTAACAACTGTAACATCAATGTTCAGAAGCCAGTTGTTAAGAAGGTAGTAAAGACTGTTCAAGTTCCTGTTGCAGTTGAGTATGTTCCAGCTGGTCCAGGACCAATTAGTTCTACGATTGCAGTTCCTGTAGCAGTTCCTGTTCAGCCTGCACCGTTGGTTCCTGTTTATAACTACGTTCCAACTCCAGAAGCATCTAACATCTATTCGCCTCCGGGATATCCAACTAATGTTCCTGTGGCCGCTGCTGGAAACTGTGCAATGTATGTTGATCCTTATGATTTGTTTGGTCAGTTATTTGGCGGAGCAGATCTGGTTCAGAGTTGTTTAGTTCCTGCGTATTAAGATTAATGCTGGTATAGCTCAGACGGTAGAGCAGTTGCCTTGTAAGCATCAGGTCGAGGGTTCGATTCCTTCTGCCAGCACCATTGGGAAATAGTTTAATCGGTAAAACCACGGACTCTGACTCCGTTAATCTTGGTTCGAGTCCAGGTTTCCCAGCCATCTAAAGGATATATATTATGGATCATAAGACTAGCGCCATCATAAAGATTGTTTGTTTCTTTGGAATAACAATCATGATAGGTTTTATAATTTCCGATATTCATATGCTTTCTAGTAATTAATGCGGGTGTAACTCAGGGGTAGAGTGTCAGCCTTCCAAGCTGTTCGTCGCCAGTTCGAATCTGGTCGCCCGCTCCAATTCTTATGGTATGTAATGTCTCGTGATAAAAAATATATGGACTTTGTCCGTAGACTAGCTACCTCCAATAACATGAAAATGAAACTGGCAGCGTGTCTCGTTATTCGTAACGAGATTATCTCTGTCGGTTTCAATTCAGACAAATCCCATCCTCTGCAGAAAAGGTTCGCAAAGAACACCGATGCGATCTTTAAACATGCAGAGGTAGATTGTATTATTAAAGCATTGAAGGTCGTCGACGAAGAGGATCTAAAAGATGCAACTCTGTATGTTCATCGTGTTAAAAAGATGAATAAGGGAGACGCTAATTGGGTTACTGGAATGGCAGAACCTTGTTGTGGATGTCAGAAAGCTATAGAACATTTCGGTATTAAAAGAACTGTATACTCTACCGATCAAGAAGGTTTGATTGGTTTCTGTCACCTATAAATAGGCGTATGGGAAATGTAAGAACTAGAATCACAAAGAAAACTGGTCCTGTTAGAACCACAACTTCATGGGGTGGCAAAAGAGGTATAACCAATTCTACATCGTATGGGAATAAAGGTTCCCGTATAACATATTCAACCAATCAGAAAACAGGCAGAACACGTGTGACTCAATCTCAAAAGGTTGGGCCAAATTCATGGTATGTAACTAGCAAAACTACTGGTGGGTTTCGTCAAAAAAGAGGCAGAAAACCTAAAGGCAGTCTTTCAGATTTATTCTGGGCAGTAGTTATTATAGGCGTTATTATCGCTTTTATTTTGTAAATATCTCTAACACTCTATTAACATAATCTCCACGATCCTTTAAGAATAGCTGTGGCTGCTCGTTGTCCACAGCTATTAGTATTGCGATCTGGGGAACATGTATCTTATACATACGTTCGAACATCAGAGAATACGTTGTTGCTTGTAAGAAGTAGGATTCAATCCATTCTTCTTTCTTTAGCTTACGACTTGTTTTGAAATCAATGATAGAAGGTGTTCCGTTAAACTCTGCAATAAGATCACAACGACCAGCAGTTCTAAGAGCAACAGAATATAAGGGCAACTCTACGCCGAGAATGTTATCAACGTGTTTGTCTAAGAGCGATTGAATACCTTTGAAAGCATCAATTCCAGAAGGCATAGCACCCCGAAGATGGTTCTCTTCATTGAGGACATAACGCTCTGCGATGGAATGTACGGCGGTTCCACGGCGAGCAGCCTGAACAGTAATCTTCTGAGCTTCTTCGTGACCGACACGTTTTCTCCATTCGTTTAGAGCTGTCTTGTCCATCGCCCTGTCTAATACGGTTGTTACCGAGCGAAACTTTTCTCCGCTCGGTAACACATAGTATCTTTTACCATCAATAGTTTGAGTATCAATTGCTACTTCTGGTACTAAATTATTTTTGAATATCTTTCGCAAATCCGTTTTCCATTGTATATTTCGCATCCATTCTATTAGTTATATATATCTTATTGCCGGACGCTTCTTTAACTGTTGATATCCATTGAACAGCTACTGGGCCAATGCCTCTTGCCATCCAATATCTAGCTCCACCAATTTTGCTACCCCATGCCTGTTGATACACTAATGTAACAACATCCTTATATGTAACTCCGAATATATTAGTCCACTTATCAATCTTTCTTTCATAAACAAAAGATTGAGTGCCATTTAGTAATTGTGGCGGAGAACAAGCAAAGAAGTCTGACTTAGGATTGTTCTCATACTTCTTACCAATCTCACAGTAGTCGCCCCACCAAATAGGCTTCTTGTCTTGGAAAACAATTTTATTTCTGTTTCCAAAAATTTTGGTAGAGATACTTTCTTTCTCGATAATATTATCATCTCGCCATTCAGCGATACCATAGTTTAACTTGTAACGTAGATACCAAGTGTCTTTCCACTTCATATCTTTGTCGTAATCAACATATAATATAGATTGAGAATCTTCGTCCCAAACAAACCACGAATGTATATCTGGCATCTTGGCAGGTATGTTTGTATCTGGTTCTGCATCAGCATCAACGTAATGGAACTTAGCAATTCTACCTAACGGTGGCGCTGGCCAATAATCCCAGGCTCGTATTATATCTTTTGCTTCTGTCATGTTATGATCCTCATCTTATCTTTAAGGATAATGTATTCTTTAACGAGAGCAGATCTTACAATATCTTTTGCTTCGAATTCGATTAGGTCAAAAGATTTCATACTACGGACCACTCTCATAAAATCTGTTAGACCGCTCTTCTCATGCTCTCTTGTAAAGTCTGACTGTCTGAAGTCTCCGCAGAATACTACCTTACAGTTGTGACCAATACGAGTAATAACAGAATCCAACTCGTGAAGAGTAGCGTTCTGCATTTCATCAACAATAACAATACAATCGTTAAGTGTAATACCTCTGATAAAAGAAGTAGAGATAAACTCAACAACGTTTCTCTTCTTTAGATACTCATACGCATCGCCTCTGCCAAACAACTCGGTACAAATGGCATAATAAGGCGCTTCGTATACTTTAGTCTTTTCTCTGTCGCTACCAGGAAGGAATCCCATATCTCTGGTAGGAACTACTGATCTTACAATAACAACTTTCTTATAAACACATTCAGGATCAGCAAGGATCTGTTTCAAAGAAAGATACAATGCCATAAAGGATTTACCTGTACCAGCAATACCATGAAGCATTAGATTTTTGTCATCGTCAAAAGAATCAAATGCTAGTTTCTGATTCTCTGTGAGAGGATGGAAATGCTTTAGATTAAAGTTTATTTTCTCTTGGTAATTTTCCTTTGGTTCTTTACCTTGTTGACGAAGAAGTCTTTTTTCTTTACGAGTCAAACGACGTGTTCTTGTTTCTTCTTCCATTTTACCCCTTAGAATGTGTTGATAGTGCTCCTCGTAATACCTTTATTATTTCCCTTCTTGATATGCTTTAACAGATCACGGAAACCCTGGTCAGGTTTAGCCATGCCTCTGCCAGAATGGATCATAGGAGCGCCATTTACGAGTTGAGTTACATGTGGGTTTTCTTCAAGATAAACTTCAAGAGCAGAGATGCTCATGAAGTCTTCATACTCTTCGCCAGTTTCATTGTTTAAGAACTTATACGTTGGCATCTTTGCTCTTTCCCATGTAGGAATTCTTGCCCATGGTGCCAGTGACCATGGGCGCTCCGTTAATAAGTAGCTCAACGTGAGGATGTTCTTCGATCTTCTGTTCCATCTCGGAGATAGACATTAGTTCTTCCCACTCTTCGCCAGTCTGTGTATTACGTAGCTTATAGATAGGCATTAATATTTCCAATTGTTATCAATAATATCATCAGAAATATCTTGCTCTTCATCTTCTAGTAAAGCAGAGATATCCTTTGTGCGCAAGGCACGTTCAACCCGTTTGGCCTTACGCTTGTTCTCACGTTCGCGAGGATCATCGTGAAATTCTTCGTGATCTGAATAATCGTTCTTCTTAAACTTCTTTAGTGCTGACTTACTCATTCTTGAATTAACCCTGGTAGTGCTTCTTTAACGTGTTGAATAGTAATGCCTGGGAATGGCATCTTCTTATCTTTCATTGCTAAGATAAGTTTGGCATCGTCTGGATCTAATCTCTCAAGAAACTCAACGAACATCATTTCTCGTTTTGATTGATTGAGATTAGGATAAAATCCTTCGACGAAATATCTAATCTTGTCAGCTTCTCTATGTAGAATGTGCTGTTGATCTACAATTTCATTTGGTCTGTATGGTGGTTCGCCTTCTGGTAGGGCAAACTTAACAGTTGGATCAAACACACCCTGAAGAATAGTTCTTAGAGCAAAGGTATCATTACCAGCTAGATTGTCTACCTTTTCTTGCGTCTTTTTTAGTTTTGAAACCTTGAGCAGAAATTCATACATTCCAAGGACAGCCATTATTATCTCCTAAAATTCACTCAAATGATCAGTAAGGTTTTTGAGTTTGTTTGCTATAAAGTAATTAAGTAGTTTGCTACGATCACGGTTTGTTTGTGAATCGAATTGTTCCATAACCTTTTCACGAATAGTATCTGGCGTGAAACTAAGATCAATCAACCGTGCGTTACGAGAATAGTTACGGGCAGTAATTGTATCCATTTCTTCCAGATCAGTGCCCATAATCTTTTCCATCTTCTTTGCTGTTAGGGGTCTTTGGCGATCACCCACAACAAAAACATTATCAGGAGAAAGAACATTAGGAACGCCATCGCCAGCATCTCCCTTTAGGATATGTTCGTGAAGATATCTTTCCGGATCTTCGTGCGAGACCCATTTCTTACGGGTGGGATCATACTGTTTTACGTTAGAATATACGTGCAACTGAATGAAATCTTTATCGCCTGATAGAATTAGGATTTTCTCACCAGTATTTAGTTCTGAGCCGAACTTAGAGACAAGCGTAGAAATAACATCATCAGCTTCTGCTGACTCAACGTCGATAACTCGGTAGGGAAAATACTCTTTGAGTTCTGCACGAATCTTATTAAGACATTCGAACAGTGCTTTCCAATCCAATTCAGAAGATTCAAGATTCTTCTTACGGTTGGCTTTATAATAAGGGAAGATTTGTTTACGCCAGTAATTAGTATTATCACAGGCAATAATCATTTCGCCAAATTCATCTCCGAACTTTACTTTATATGAACGGAGAGAGTTTAGGATCATATGGCGAACCATATTTTCTTCAAGCTGTGCATTGGTATGGTTGCCAAGTTGCATGAGAAGATTAGACAACATGACCTGATTCAAGTCAACAATAATCACAATTTCACCTATTCGGTTTCTTCGGTTTCGCCAATTGGATCTAGTTCTAATTCCAACTTATCAACAATCTTAAACGCCCCTTCTTCTTTTGGGTGCGGAATAAAGATTGCTTCTGCTACCTGCTGAAAAGGATGATGCATGTCATAGTGCTTTAACATCAACGAACGTAATGCTTCGACTATTAATGCGCCATCCTTAACATCTAGATCAACATCATCTTCGATCAATCCAAAACCAGCGATATCTAACTGATTAAAAATCATTGGAACAAGGTTTTGGATTGTTTCTTGGATATGATAATGCCTCATCATATCCATATTGTGCTGGATATCTTCGATAGTAATGTCTCTATTTGCTGTTTTCCCTTTGGGAAAACTCACGATATTATTAGAACTCATATTATTATATTACCTTATAATTTCAAAAAAGTCAATAGTATTTAGTTCTGGTAGACCATATGAGAACCCGAGCCATAGAATTCGAAGTCATAGATACGACATTCTTTATGAAGATTCATGATACCCCATTCGACAGAGGCACGATCTTTTTCCGGAACGTAGAAGATAAAGAATCCTCCACCACCAGCGCCTAGTAGTTTACCGCCGAGAGCTCCGCCCTCCATAGCAGTCTCATAGATCTTATCAAAGTAGTCCTGTGTAATCTCTTCGCAAACGCCTTTCTTGTCCAACCAAGATTCGTGAAGTAGTCTACCGAAGTCGTCGATCTTTCCTTTATGAATTAGATCTACTGCTTCGAACGCCTTATCTCTTGACCGTTTAACTTTATTAAACTTATCAATATCGAGCATTGCCTTCTGTTGCTTCTGTAGAATGTTATTAGCATCTCTACCACGGCCAGAATATACAAGCAATAGATTCTTTTCGAGAGCACTAACATGCGGGTTGGTTAGTCTCATTTCTTCTATTTCAACTTCGCCATTTCTTTTGAAACGAAATAGATTCATGCCACCAAACGCTGCAGCATACTGATCCTGCTTACCAACAGGATAGCCGCACTTTTCCATTTCGATTTGACAAGCAATATCTGCTACATACTTACGAGTGCTGTTATCATACTTTGTAGTGGATAGAGCTTTGACAAGACCCACAGTAAAAGCAGAAGAACTACCGAGCCCAGAACCCTTAGAAACAATATCTGAAATGGACGCAACCGTAATCTCCTTTGTAATGTTATAATACTTTAGAGTCTCACGAGTAATTGCATGCTGCATTTGTTCAATGTCATGTTGTTCTTCAACATCATCATACATACAACGCACGCCCATATGCGGAACCTTGTGCGCAAATACATAAATGAACTTATTGATAGTAACAGAAAGGGCGGCGCCATCCTCCTGTTCATAGAAGGATGGCATATCGCTACCGCCACTAAAAAACGAAACACGTAGTGGAGTTTTTGTAACAATCATTGTTTAGCTCGTCTTGTAGGTAAACATTGCTTCTGGGAACTTTCTTGACTCTGCGTCAGGATATTTCTTAACTAGATCCCTTAACATAAAGTCCCATTTGCTCTTAATGAAATCAATATTATAACGAGAGTCAACATAAGTCTTGTTGAATCTAATCATATTATCCTGCTTCTTCTGGCGAACAAGCTCAATTGCTGCATTAAGATTACCAGCAAAAATGCTTCCATGCATGTTCTTGTCCATATCAAACTGATACATAACATTCAAAGCACCAGAAGTTTCTGGAAGAGCGCCAAGGTTAGGATGAACGCAAACCAATCCAGCTGACATTGCTTCTAGCATAGCACGACAAGAAGTCTCTGGCCAAATAGAAGGATAAGCAAAGATATGAGCTTTGTTAAGATATTCCTTCAATTCAGTATTAGGAACGAAACCATGATACGTCATATTTGGGTTGTTGCGAATTTGATCATACAACGGTTCAAACTGCTTATCGTAATCATCCCAACCATAGATCTTGAATGAAGAGAATACATCTAGATGAATGTCATCCTGATTTTCATTTAGAAATTCAAACACAGGAACTAGAATTTCTAGACCACGTTGTGGTGTAGAAGTATATACTAGTCTGATCTTATCATCATATGATTTCTCTAAGCAAGTTTCTGGCGCTGGTTCAATACCTGACTCTAGAATTATACACTTGCTGTCCATAGGAATACCATGCATTCCCTGGTAACGCTGGAACTGCCAGTTAGAAATGAATACAAACTTATGAAACTTATCACGCCAATCTGTGTCTCTAAACTTAGCAGACTCCGGATCTTCTGGCATATCATGACACCAAAAGATTCGAATCTTAGATTCGTCTAGATTTCTTTCACGTGAACAAATGATCTGACACTGTTCAAGTAAATCTTGATCTAGAATTTCTGCCAGCTTACGCTTGGCAATCTCAGTACCACCCTGAGCCTTAGCAGAAATTTCGTTTTCTTCAAAACCCTTCATTATAACCTACCTCAATCCTATACCCAGATGCCTGGGCATCATTATAAAACATTTGAACAGTTTCTCTAGAAAATTCTTCTAGATCCTTACCTTCTAGATTCAGTTTCTTAATCTGATCGTGGAGCATAGTAATAATATGACAACCAGCAGACTCTGCCATATGTAGATGATAGATCTCACGACAAGAAGCCCAAAGGAACTTGATCTTATTAAACTCTTCCGGCTTATCCATTGCTTCGCCGATACACTGCTTTGTCCATACAACTGGATCACGTAGAGTATCAGCAATACGACCAGCAAAGATAGAAATTATAACAGGAACATCTGGGTTGGTAATGTTCTCTAGAATATTCTGCGTCTGCTTGGGAGTAAAGACAGCAGTAACATTTACCTTTACGCCTTCTTCATTAAGCAAACGAATCAAACCGTAATTGTCTTCGCCCTTTGTATTTGTAACAGGGATCTTTACGAATACGTCGTAGTTACATTCTGTTCCCCATGAAGCAATCTTCTTTGCCTGAAGATACATGTTATCTGTATCATCAGCAAATACTTCTAGAGAGATATTAGTTCCTGGACGTTTCTCAGCAAGAGAACGAATCGTGTTCTTAGCGAACAATTCGTAGTTATCAATACCAGCTTGCCGCATTAGGGTTGGGTTGGTTGTGAACCCAGTAACTCTTGGATTCTCTGCAGCCTTCATAATACCTTCAAAGTCTGCACCATCTGCATATACTTCAATCATTCGCCACCTACATTCTGTTGAATAATGTTAACTGCTTCCAAAAGATTCTTTGCATAAAAGTCTGGCTTGATTTGTTGCCATTCGGAAGGAGCGGAATATATATCACCAAGGTATATAGTCTTTACTCCGGCACGGTTGCCAGCAACAACGTCACGCCATGTATCACCAATCATCCAGCTACGTTCCTTAGTAACGTGCCATTCTTTGATGATCTTATTCAACATACCAGGATTAGGTTTATACTCTTCAGTTCCACGTGTTCTTGCTGCCTGAATTGTATCAACCTTTAAATCATTCTTAAGACACTGATGAATAACATTCATTGTATCTTCGGTTGTATATCCATCATCAACGTCTGGCTGATTAGTTACAACGTGTAGAGAAAACCCAAGAGATCTTAAACCTTTAATAGCTTCCTCTACACCATCAATGTAATTAAACTCTGAGAAATACCAAGGACAAACATGCTTTGGATTATCTCTGCCATGGACTAGCTCATTGAGCGTGCCATCACGATCAAGGAAAATCGCTTTTACCATTTGGTTGCATTCTTCTGTAGGATTGGATTAGAAACTAAGCAATGCCAGACTACGCCTTGGAATGCTTCTGAGTGAGGAGTGATTCTTGTATTGTCAACAGCAGGAATACAAACAACACAGTTGCCCATCTTGTAAGTATATCCATCATTCTTACCAACAATACCAAACACCTGAGCTCCAACTTCGTCAGCAAGATCAATAGCATTACATAGACCTACTGAAACATTCTTTGCTTTGTTACCACCACCAACGGATAGAACAAAGATAGCATCAAAAGGACTAAGTCTGCTTACTCGGAGATACTCTTCGAAGACTGTATCGAATCCTTCATCATTTGTTCTCGCTGTGAGTTCCGGAACGTTGTCGGTAGGACAATATGATTGGATACCGCATAGCTTTCGAAGATCGTTAACCATATGGGAAGCGTTACCAGCAGAACCACCAACGCCAAGCACAAATACACGGCCACCACTTTCCCGAACGTCTTTAAGTTTCTGCGCCAGTATGTCGATCTTGACTGTATCGATAGTCTGAGCAATCGTAACAACTTCATTGAAATAATTATCTGTGTGACTCATTATATGAAACCCTCTGTCTCAATTCACTAGATGAATAAAAATGCTTACGTTCAATGAAAACAATTTCTATATTTCTTGACTTACATATATCTTCGCCGTGGATATAATGACCTTTATATTCCTCGCCGATAAATCGTTTCCTGAACTCACCAATACTTAGTATGTTGAGTAGGTCATCTTCAGTGTCATAAGGAATAATTGCATCAACCCAACGACAAGCATCGAGTTGTGCATATCTTTCAAACAATGATTGAATTGGTTTGTTCTTACTATCCGGACGATCAATCGTAGGATCAGATTGTAACCCTACGATCAGCTGATCGCACTGTGTCTTACAATGCTGAAGCATAGTCGTATGCCCAGCATGAAATAGATCAAACGTGCCGAACGTAATACCAATGTTTGGTCTCCACTTTTCAGTAGAGTTAGCAGTATAACATTGTTCTGGTACTGCGTAACCTGTAAACTTACTCGCTCCGTACAACATAATACATATTTCCTCCATCCCAAACATCAAGACCATTGCTGATCAATGGAATCTTTTCTACATTCTTATCTAGGAAGAAATTATTAAAGTAATCATCGTTTACCTTAAACCCAAAAACTTCCGACTGTGCTAGTATAAGCCAATTTTTAGATTTGTCAATCTTTGGCATTAACACATTACGATACTCGACTGGAGTTTCCGACAATGACCATGTAGCAATAACAAGGTCAGCATGAGTTACATTGTCATCTTCGAACGACCAATTAGGAGTAATACCCTGCTTACCAAGATAGTGTGCCTGAATTGGCTGAGTTTCAGGAATATCAACAATGGTATACTTACCTTTGAAACCAAGAGCATGAACAACGGAACACATGTCTCCATATCCTGCACCAATCTCAACGATTGATTCCATTTCCTTTAGTTGTTTAGCAAAACCAGTGATACAAAGATGAGCAATATCTTGAATACGCTGCATTGATGTATTAAAGTCAGAAGAAACTCTTAGAGCGTTTTGGATATGCTCCGGAGCGCCAATCCAATTTTCCTCTAGTGCTTCTGCAATCTCAGGATCACGAGCAGCATGATAGAAAGCCTCGCCAAGAAAACGAGAAGTTCTATACTGTGTAATGAAAGGAACGTTGTGGCAAGAAGCCCATAATCTAAAACGATTTAGCGGGAGTGTAGCACAATCGTGCTTAAACACTTCCCGCATTGTTGGCCAATATTCTGGACCGTTTATTGCTTTAGCTTCACGTTGTTTCAAAGAATATTCTGATTCCGGATCGAAATCAGACCAAATCACATCAACCATTTAATCCTCATGCTTGTCTGTCAATAAACATTGTTTCGAACTTCTTTGCTTCAAAGAAAGTTTTTACTAAATTAATCACTACCTTTTCATCAAAAGGTTTACATGAAAAGACATCAATGTAGGCATCATTTGTTTCATCAACAAAGTGTGCACAAATATTACTTGTCTCTATAAGTTGAACAAGAGTATAGCCCTGCTTATCTCCATGCCCAAACTTAACAATCTGTGGTTCGCCATAAGCAACCATGTCAATTTCTCTGACTAGCTGCTTAGCAAACTGAAAGATTGTGTTGTAATCTGTGATGGTAGAATGGTTACATTCGCCTGCATTAATTATGAGATGATGCCCCCAGTAGGTCTTTTCGTTCATTTAATTCTCCTTACATATATTGATACGGGTCTAACATTTCAACATATTCTATGGAGTCTATGCGGAATGAACGCCATCCTCCTTTAATCACATCCCACACTGCAAGAACCTCTTGGTTCTTTTCGTGGAAATCTTTTTCTTCAGCTGCTTCATTGACATAGTTTGGTGGAAGAAGCTGAGGCATGAGAGTGCAACGCATCTCTCGCTTTTCGCCGTTCACCTTAGTAAAGTGAACAGACATTACATTCTTACGAAGATCCTGTAGTAGAGTATCTCTCGCATACATAACCATAATTAAGCTCCAAAATAATCAGTTTCTAGTAGAATCTTTCGGTTGTCTGTTGTTTCCTCTGTAAGATGCTTCTTCAACTGTTCAAAGCCACCGATGTTGAAACCATCGAGAACAATGATAGGAAAAGTCTTAGCTTCAGGAAACTTTGATAGTAGAACTTCGCGAGTAAAGTCCTCGTCTAGCTTGTATTCGACAAAGTCTTTACCGTGAATGCGAAGCATCTGCTTAGCCTGGTCACAGAAAGAACAGTTATCCTTTGAATAAATCTCAATCGCCATTAAAATATTCCTCCCAATACGTATTAACATCGACAGGATTATAGGGATTATATCCGTGCATGATCATGTCTGTCTCAACCATAAATTCTAGATCACTACTCATATTCATAACAACCTCCATCTTAGACAGATTATATTATACTAAAGTTTTTGGAAAAAGTAAACTCTTATTTTAAGGAGAGCTCTTTATCTTTTAGTGAAGCCTCGTATTTATTCATCTTGTCAATGTATCCACGGTTACGTAGCTCTTTGAATACAAGGTTCTCTCTACCAAATTCTCCATATTGCTGTAGAGAAGCTGTACGCATGTTCTTGAATCGAACTTTCATATTATTGAAAGACTCTTCTCCCATGTGATGTTTGATCATATGGTCGATAGCATGCATATAATGGGAGACTTTTTGTTTTAGTAGATGATCATTCTTGAAATCGTAGTCGACTTTAACAGGTTTCTTGACCCATTCGTCTTTCAATAAAGAATAGACTCCCTGATTTTTTGGGTATTTAATATCATCATCCTGAGCATAAGGCTCTAAAGGATAACCATACACATCAACATTATGAGTTAAAGTCCAGAGGGATTTCTTATCTTGTAGATATTCTTCAACGAACTTAGCGTCATCAAATAATTTACTACGATCGACAATTAGATGAACGTCAATGTCAGACTTACCAGTGTAATTGTAGTTGGCATTACCACCTGTCATAACGATATCTTGAATCATTGACTTTGGAATCTTAGCGAATTCTGCCCAAGCATGCCCAAACTTTATAAGAGCTTTCTTTACTTGTGGGTCAAGCGTATCTGGTGACTTCCAAATCTTAGGATTTAGTTCTTCATGATACTGAAGAGTCAGCTTCAATTCAGACAGATATTCGTTAAAATTAAGCATGGTTCCTCCGGAATGTTGTATCATTATTTATATTCCGGAGGAACGTATATTACTTCGTCTTAATGTAAGACGCTTTGATGTTGCTCTTCCCAAGAACTTCAAACCCATTAGGGAATAGGTAAGTGTTCTCTACGATACCATCATGATCATACATCCAGATATCGTCAAATACATAAACGGCGCCAACTGGTGCACGCTGCACGAAGAAGTCGCATTCGACATGTAAAGTCTCATTGTCATGAGGGCCATCAAAGAATACAAAAGCATATTCGTTCTCTAGCTTCTTGTATTCATCATAGACAGGAACACCATCGCCATAACGCTTAAAGAACTCATGATCTTCTAGACAAAAGAATGAGAAGTTTAGACCAGCGTTATAAGCATAGAAATAGAGCGAAGGGATAGTGCGGTTACGCATTGTGTTATCATAATCAAAACGCTGAGGAGAAGTTAGTTCCTTAGACTGCTTATCGCCTTCGATTACACGGTCAGGGTTATGAATTGTCATATTAAGGTTGGTGCATTCAATCTCAATATTACCATAAGGATCAATACAAAACATTGAACGATCAGTGTTACCATTCTCAGCCAACACATCAATAATCATCTTAGCAGAACCACCACGACGAGTACCAATCTCTACGATTGCTCCTGGTGTGTTACCAACCTTAGATACCGCATGTGTTAGAATTTCATATTCTTGTGAATCTGTACCGAAAACTTCCTCGGTAGAAAAACGAATAATTGCCATATTATACTCCCATGAAAAAATTAACCACACCAGCAAGGTATAGTATTAATATAAAAGCCTGGATGATGATTAAGGAAAGTTTCTTCCAATGCAATGCCATAAGCAACCAAAGGAAATTACCAACTGCACTCATATATATGTTAGCTGGATAAACGTTCCATGATGTAAGCGCAACAGCAACAATTAATGTTATTGTTGCAGCCCACTCAATAAAAATCCACAATCTGGTCTGCGATTCCATACTTTACTGCCTCCTTGGGCGTCAACCAAACATCTTCTGGTGGTAGCAAATACTTTTTAATAACTGCTTCTGTTTGGCCAGTACATTTTTTATAATGGTCTATAATGCGCTGGCTCGTATTATTAAATTCTTTTACTGATGCATGCAGTTCATGCTCTTTACCAATCGTTCCCCACGAAAACTGATGAGATAAGATTGCAGTGTTTCGGGTAACGTAACGATGTCCTTTTTGTCCCGCCATAAACGTAAGTAGACCACAAGAAGCAATTTCACCAAGTCCATACATATACACCGGGATTTTAGAACCTTTGATTGTATCAATAAGAGCAAAGGCTGAGGGAACTTCGCCGCCAGGAGAGTTAATGATAAACTTCATAAACTTGGGGCGATCTTTTTTCATTAGGTTACGAGCAAGAATAAATCTTAACGCATCTCCGGTAGAACTCGCATCAAAAGTTGAGTTGAATAGATAGTAGTGATGATCTTCAATATTGGGGATATCTATGTTCTTATCCTCTTTTTCTATGTTCAAGTTTGCCTCCATGATAAAAAGGGAGGCACGGACATTGCCTCCCTTATACTTATATTATCTCTGTACGTGCATATGGTTGTAATGACCAGCAGTTCGCCATAGAACAGTATAACCTTCTGCTCTTAGGTTAGATGCTAAACGATCAAAACGACCTGCATATCCTGAGCGGGCTTCATACACACCACGTCCTACGTTAATGTCAATAGCATTACCAGAGTAATGCGCAGAATGATGTGCGTGAACGTGATGAACGCCTCCGAATGCTGGGTGTTCAGAAACACGGAATCCAGCATGCTGCAACTCACGACCAAGTGCTACGATTGAACCACCTGTGTATGATTCATCAGCCTGATCGAAACGATAAGTTGCTTCTCTTTGCTTGTAATACGAGCGAGCCTGCTTCTTGTTTTTAAACTTGATAACAGGAGACACGCTCCAGTTGGCGTCAGATCCACCTAGAATTTGATCTAGGAGATTTGGTTCTTCAACTTCGTAGTTTGCTGAATACTGACTATGTTTGCCGTGAGGACGTGCAGATGCTACGTCAGCGAATGCAAACATAGCCACTGCGGTCATCGCAGCTAGAATAATCTTCTTCATTTTGGGATTTACCTTTCTGTTGTGTGCAACCGACTCTTAACACGGATGGTAATTTAAATGTGCGGTTCCTGAGAAACCTAGAGCACGAGCCACGTTTTGATTAACGTCAATTGTTCTTCCTCTGACGAATGGCCCTCTATCGGTTACAACGGCTTCTACTTGCCTACCATTTGACGGGTTGTGGATACAAACCGTTGTTCCAAATGGTAAGGTTCTATGCGCAACACCATAATGGTGACGCATACCGGATGCTGTCCGTCCGCTCCGGTCGTTATACCACGAGGCGTTGTGTCCGCCACCAGTGGAATAATTATTTATATGCTTGGAATGCTTAGTGTTATGGGTATGCTGGGAAGGCTGTGCAGAAAATGGCCGGAATAGATCCTCCAAAAAATTGGCCTGCACAGGCGTACATGTAACAGCATACG